TACGCATTTTTATTTCTGTTTTGTTTGCTTCAGCTATCTCTTTGGGTGGACTCAGGATCAACAGGTTACTGATTGCATCTTCACTCAATGACAATGTCACTGGCTTCATAGGCACAGCAGCTCTGCTGGTAACTCTAGTGGCCTGGAACGGCTGAGTTAACACCACAATACCAGCATCGCTCTCCACTGTGATACTGCCAGTTACACAATTGGTTTCGATATCTTTTACATTGCGATGTGGCTTGTCACGTGGGCAACTGGGCAACAGAATAATGGTACTCTCGCCCAGTTCCTCAATAGTGGCAGTGAAGTCAGTACCACGCACACCAATGGTGGCTGATGGTGTGGTCACTGCCACACTCTGTGGGCTGTTCTTGGCAATCTGACCACTGGCATAACGTATTGTGCCCATGGCCATTTTGACTGCCAGTTTGTTACCCGATTTGCTTTTGGGGTCGTAGACAAAGTCGTCAATAACCAGTTTACTGTTTTCAGTTATTTGTACTCGAGTATCATCTTCAAAAGTGATACCAACTTTGCCCTGGCCAGTTTTGATAGCGTCCTGCATTTCCACGCCGGTGCCCCTGGGGCCAGGTAGGTTTTTATTTTGCCTAGTGATATTTGGGGGTGCATTCAACTGCTCGGTAACTTGACCAACTGCGGCATACGCATCAAATATCAAGCATCCGATAAATGCAAGAGCTGGCCATAGTTTCACCGTTCACTCCTATTAATTGCGAGTGGTTATATTGAATGTGTTACCACTTCCAACACTCTTGATGTTCACAGTGGTATCAATGGTGCCACTCTGGCTGATTGTGGTGTTGTTGCTGGAACCAGTGATGTCCAATTTGGCATAATGTCCACTCGCCCCACCACCGCTCTGTGTGATACTGGTGATGTTACTAGCACCCACTGTTGTCACATCCACATATCCTTTGTCACCAGTCAGGTTCAGTGTGGTTTCGTTACCGCCACCACCAGTCTGGTTCACAATGGCTGTGACCTGGCTGGCATTGATTGTGGCAATGATTTTATTGTTGTTACCACCAGCTTGTGTCACTGTGAGACTGTTGTCTGTACCCAGCATACTGACAGTGGCAATGGCGCCGTTACCAGTCTGGTCAATGTGCAATGCCTGGCTGGCTGCGATACCAGTTCCAGCATTGTTAATGTTGATTGTACCTACAGCATTACTACCAGTGACACGGTAGAACACACTAGATGGACTTGAGCCGTTGGCAGTTGTGGTATTGACACCCAGGTTAAGTGTGTTGCCGCTACCAATCTGTTGTACATCAACAGAGATGGCATCACCAATGATATTACTGGGCACAGTATTACCAGTGTTACCTATGCTCTGAATAGCACGGATACGGTTGCCCGCGCCCTCCTGCAACATAGTGATAGTGGCATTATCTCCAGCCTGGTTTAGATAGATGCTGTTGTCATCTGCCCAGGCCAGCTGAGCACTAAATCCAAGAATTAGTAGCAATTTTATTGTTTTTATTTTCATGATACTGTCTCCTCCAGGGCACATTTATTGTACCTCTTCCTTCTTATTGTTGTTTTTCTTCTTTGGTCCCAGTTCCTTGGACCGTTCCTGCATCTCCAGTGCTATTGGGCTGTGTCGGTGAGGACGCAGCTTGGGTGGGTTCTTGGCCGTTGGGGTTTTTCTGAACCAACTCATCTTGTTTCTCCTGAATTTGCAGAGCGCCGACTTTATAACCCCATATTCCCTTGCGCTCACCTTCTTTGATCAATTCCACAACGGCTGCTTCCACTGTGGCCTTGACTGCCAGTGTACCTGGCTCGTTGATGGTTAATCCTGTTTCTGCCTCAAATGCTTCTGTTCCGTTGTTCAGGAAGCGAAGAACTGCGATACTATCTGCTGTACTGTACACAGTTTTGGTAATTGCCACAGTGGCTAAAACCTTGCCTGTGTTCACACTGACAGCACGTAGGCTGACTGTCACTATGTCTTTACTGTATTGTGTCTGTTTACCAATACCCAAGAATCTGTGAGCAGCGCCGCCTGATTCAGTACTGCTGTCGTAACCAATGATACCACCCTCCATGATGATGCCAGCAAACTGCATGGGCATCAGTGGTTTGGCACTCGCACCTTCATATGCTTCACGCATCTGGCGAATGATCAGTCGTTCTTTGGTTAGGTTGTCAATACCCACACGTTCCACAACATCAAACCATTGTCCACGGCCCACATTTTGTAGAGCCTGGATCAGGAATGTTTCACCACCTTGTGTGACTGCTGTACTCAAACTGGCAATGTTGGCAACTGGTCGGCGTTGTCCTGTTTTGTCCTGGAAACTGTACACGGCCACTGTGAGCTTTTTGCCCTCAGGTGCTGGTATTGCATCAAACTCTTTTTGCAGTTTGTTTTCAGCAACTTCGGGTTTGTACTCAAAGCCGCCCTTCTGGTTGATGGCACAACCAGTCAATAAACTTATTAGTGCTAATGTTATTATTGTTTTTTTCATGGCATTAGAACTGGAACTGACCCAGTGGAATAGTTATTTGTGTCTGGTTACCCACTGTGTCTGTCACAGTCAGGTAAACATTGCTGGTGTCTTTGGACCAGAAGATTGTGTTGCCTTCAAAGTTCAAGGTACCATTAGAAGTACCACCATTGGCAAACATAGCTGTGGCTAGATTCTGACTGATCTGTGCATAGATACGTGATTCCAGGTTATTTAAAAATTTGGAAAGGTTGGTATTCTTAGCATCAGATGCAGCCTTGTCTAGTGCGGCTTGTATCTTGTCTTCAAGAGCCTTCTTGCGTGTGGCTTCTTGATTTTCTATGGTTAACACATGACTACTGTATCCTGCACCAGTAAATGATGGACTCTTGAATGAGTAGTCAGCGATGGGCGCCGCATGTATCGACGCAGATAAAACACACAGAATTATGCTGTGTGCAGAGTATTTTTTTATAGTTTTCATTTTTCACTCTAGGCTCCTGCACTTTTATTTACCGTGATCGTGCGGTTCATTAAAAGCTCACTAAATCAGTCATGAAAAAACCTGCTAAATGCAGGTCTTTTGCGTTAGGACAAACAGTTATTACTTTTGTAATTTAAGTATAAGGAATTTTTCACAAAACTCGTTTTTCTCTTTTACATTCATCGCACAGGCTGTGGCAATGGGATCACCATTACGTTCTACTGCACTCTGTATTACCTGGTGTTCCAGTTCGCTTTTACGAATCACATGTCCCATTAGACTGGCAAATAACAATGCCACCACTATGATTACAGTGATCAATAGGTGTTTTACATCAGTTGGATTCATCGGTAGCCTCTTTAAGTTCAGGGTCTCTGCTGGCAATCTCGTCGTAGAACGAGCGCATTTCTCCAGCAAAACGGTCACGTAGATGTGGAATAGCCTGGCGTATAAAGTTCCAGTCGTCCTTTTTCAGGCTCTCGATTAGATCTTCATGCATCTTGACATAGTCAGGCATGTTGGCCAGTTCGGGGATGGTGGCCATGCTAGCTGGTACCACACAGAATGCTGGCATACGTTCCAGTTTGCCTTCACCTGTTTCCACATCAAACTCTTCCAGCTCTAGAACAATGTGTTTGTCCTTGAGCTTTTCAGCATTGTGTCTTCCAAATATGATATTCATCAGTTGTTGCCTCCTGCATATACTGTGTTAACCTGGCGATTGACTTGCACAAAGGTTGTACACTTGCTCAGTTGTTTTAGATTACGTGCGCCCACGTATGTGCAAGTGCTACGCAATCCACCCAGTATGTTCAGCACTGTGTCATTTACAGCGCCACGATAGGGCACTGTGACTGTGCGACCTTCGCTACTTCGATAGGGCGCCACACCACCATGATGTTTTTCCATGGCAGTGTCACTACTCATGCCATAAAACTGAACAAACTTCTGCTCTTGGACTTTGTTGCCTGTCCAGGTCCATTCAGTCTGCCCATCAGGTAGTGTGCGTTTGTGTGCTTGTAATTCGTTGGTCTCGATCAGTTTGGTGATTATGTCACCACCACCCTCGTCATGTCCTGCTAGCATACCACCCAGCATGACAAAGTCGGCACCAGCACCAAATGCTTTAGCCACATCACCTGGGCAAGTGCAGCCGCCATCAGCAATAATATGGGCACCGAGGCCATGTGCCGCATCAGCGCACTCAATAACTGCAGAAAGTTGCGGGTAGCCAACCCCAGTTTGTATCCTAGTCGTGCATACCGATCCCGGTCCGATTCCAACTTTGACAATGTCTGCTCCTCTCAGGATAAGTTCCTGTGTCATGTCCGCAGTTACCACGTTGCCTGCAATGATGGTTACGTTGGGAAACTCTGCACGGACTTTGGCAACAAAGTCACCAAAGCGTTCACTATAACCGTTGGCCACATCAATACAAATGAACCTGATCCATTCAATATTGTTGACAATGTCCTTCAGTCGTGCAAAATCTTCATCACTGGTGCCAGTGCTGACTGCACCCCAGTCTCGAATCCATTTAGTGTTAAAAGCACGATAATCATCTAGAGTGTAGCTCTTGACCATACACGTGAACAGGCCATGTTGTTGCAATCGCTGTGCCATGGCAAATGTACCCACACCATCCATGTTGGCGGCCATAATGGGAATGCCACGATAGGTGTTACCGCTGTGTTTAAATTTATAATCTCTAAACAGTTCTACTTCTTTGCGACTGCTAAGTTCACTGCGCTTGGGCACGAACAATACATCGCTATAATCCAATTTTACATCATTAACGATTCGCACGTTTGATTCCTAATTTACGGTAGACGTTCTGCACGGCAATGGCCTGTGCTTTGGCGTCATCAAGAGCTCTGTGAGCTGTCACTTTGGGCATCTCTGGATCTACACCTAGATCAAACATGGTGCGAGTGTCACGTACACTCCAGAATTCCCAGGCCTTGGCACGGCCCAATTGAGTGTACAAGTTTTCCAGGATGATAATGTCGAACACACTACCATGACTCCAGACTGGTCCACTCTGCCAGACAAATTTGTGGAACTGATCCATGGCCGCATCCACTGTGAGACGGCCTTCAGTACTAAATGCTTCTTCTTGTGCTTCGGGTGTCTGTTCACCCCACCAGCGTAGTGTATCTTCATCAATGTGACGACCCATTGCAGTCTGTCCATCAATATCAAATTTCAGTGCCAGTTCTTCGCCCAGTGTGTCTTCAAACGGGTCGAACTTGACTGCACCCAGTGTCAGGATAACTGCATCAGGTCGAACTGACAAAGTTTCCAAATCGATCATTACATGTAAAGCCATAGATATTCTCCTAGAATATATTGTAGTTGAAAATTTTATATATGTCTAGACGTTTTCTTCCAGTTTCACCTGAAGTGGGAAACCGTTGTTGCGAGCCAGCATGGTCACTTCCACGCCCTTCTGCTCGGCAATCTCATAAGGCAGCACTGCAACTGTTGCTGACCCTTCTGCGTCAATTGTTTTGGTAATTTCAATCGCACGTTCCTGATTGTAATTGAAATTCAGCATGAGCACTTCAGCAACGAACTCTGCTGTGGTGACTGCATCATTTAGGAAAATTACACGAAACTGATTGGGTTCGGCAATGTTTGTTCTAACCGCAATTTTATTTCGAATCTTTGAATCTGTATTGGCCATGCTGTTCTATTCTATAACGTTGACCAGCGGGTTGCCCCGCTGGTGAAATCACTCAATTACTTCTGGAAAGTAATCTGGATTTTCTTGGGTTTCTGCTCTTCAGGAACCACATGCTCTAGGTCCACACTCAGGACGCCGTTACGCACTGATGCGTTACGAACTTCCATGTTGTCTGCTAGGGTGAATGTGCGCTCAAAACTGCGCGAGCTGATTCCACGGTGAACATACTCGGCTTCTGTTTCACGCTTGGCCTGAGCACCCTTGATGATCAATGTGGACTCTTTAAGTTCAATATCGATCTCATCTTCGGCGAACCCAGCAACGGCTACCTCAATCATATAGTGAGTGTCGTCCAGTTTGACGATGTTATATGGTGGGTAATTGTCTGTGCGTGTATTGGCAAAAGTCTTTTCCATTTCGTTGAATAAACGGTCAAAGCCAATAGCGTGACGTGAAAACTCGGGAAGACCCAGAGTACGTAGGGTTAGTTGTGTCATGTTGTTTCTCCTTATTAAGCAAGTTATGACATTTTGTTGTGTAGCCCGACCATCGGCACTACACAGTTATTTATTATAGACAGATTGCAATTAAAGTCAATTATTTTGACTTGATGCGTTTGTAGATCTGATCCCACAATTGAATACGTGCATGGATGGCCGCAACTGCTGCCTGCTCGGCTTCCACAGCTCGCATGGGTTGATTTTCGCACAACAGTTCGATCAGATCCAGACTGGCTGGACCGTGGGCGTCGCCGTCGATTTCGATATGGCGATCCAGATAGTGATAAAAACGTGGCGCATTGGCCTGTCCGATCTTCAACTGTGCCAGCAGTGTGCGGAACATGTCGCTGATCAGTGTTTCCCTGCTGAAGCAGAACACCCCAGCCACACAATGCAACTTGCCGCTGTTGATTACATCAAAAGTGGAACGCACAAAGGCAGAACTCTCGGGTGGCACACACGCCAGTTCCAGTGCGGATGGTACACCCTTGCTTTTGACCATCTCGATAAACTCTATGATGGGGCCAGTGTCAGCACCAATCTCCATCATGGCCTGACAGTACAGGTCAAAGTGGCTGGTGCTGCCACCGTTGATAAACTCGTCAGTCTCTTCCACCAGGACGATTTCATTGATCAGTCGTGCGCTCTTGGAACGATTGTATGTGGTGGGTACCCAGGGCACAGTGGTGGGTGCCAGGGTGCTCTGTAGTGACTTGAGCAAGCTCATGAAGTCCCAGACTGCATACACATGGCTCTCCATGAATGTTCGCAGTTCCTCAATGTTCTGTATTGTGGGCTGGGCAAAAATCGGATGCTGGCCCAGCACATATTGTTCTTTACGGATACGATCCAGTATCATGTTCATAGTTCAACGCCTTCATATTCACATAGGCGACGGATGTAGTCCTGCTTGAACGCATCCAGTCGACGA